GCATGATGAATAGCTTCATGGTTTTCATATATTTTGTTTGCTTTGCTGCAATTGCAGGAGGTGCCTTTGCTATGATGTGGTCTAATATTCAATCTATTAATATAGAGATGAATAAACCACGCAAACCCCGTCATCCAGAAGCACCAGAAGCAGGCGAAGAATTAATGTATGTGGATTTTTCTAAAGAAAAACTAGAGAAATTATATGAAGATAGTTAATGGATGCTGTGGAGCAGGATGTCCAGATTGCCCATTCAGACCCCCTTTAAGGGGGTCTTTTTTTAAGTCATGAAGTCATAACAAACTTTAGATGTACTATCTTTAGATGCTCATAGATATTGTAGTTGAGTAAATTTAGATGAAATTATTTTTTGCATTTATCGCTTCGATATTTTTTGCTGCTCCAGTATGGGCAATGGACATTCAAATGGGATCAAACGGAAACTTGATTTTTGAACCTTCTGATGTTACAATCAGTGCAGGAGAAACAATTCACTTCATGAATAGTATGCTCCCTCCTCACAATATTATTGTTGAGGGTCGTGCTGATCTTTCCAGAGAATCATTAATGTTCTCTCCTGGTGAGTCACAAGATATTCTTTTCGCTGATGCTGGTGATTATAATTTCTTCTGCGGCCCGCATCAAGGAGCAGGAATGACAGGAGTTATCCACGTTGAATAATGAAGTACACACACAATTATATGAAAATCTTTCTTGACACTGCTGACACAGAAATTATTAATGAATACTTTAAGACAGGATTAGTTGATGGTGTCACAACCAATCCTTCACTTATCTTAAAGAGTGGTCGTAATCCTGAAGAAGTATACCAAGAGATTAAAGATATTGGTATCAAAGACATTAGTATGGAAGTAATGGGAACAGAAGGTGAGATGTATTGTGAAGGTAAACGTCTCTATGAAAAATTTGGAGAAGTTGCTACAATTAAAGTTCCTTGCACAAGAGAAGGTCTTGCAGTCTGTAAGTCTCTATCTGATCAGAACATCAAAGTCAACGTTACGCTTATCTTCTGTGCTTCTCAGGCAGTCCTAGCAGCAAAGTCGGGGGCAACATACGTTTCTCCATTTGTAGGACGATTAGATGACCAGTCAGTAGCAGGTCTAGAGGTTGTCAGATCTATCTCAGAACTGTATCGTATTCATGGAGTTAGAACACAGGTTCTTTCTGCATCTATTCGTAGTGTACAACGTGCGATCAGATCATGGTATAATGGAGCACAGATTTGTACGATGCCACCCAAGGTATTTGATCAAATGTATGATCACATCCTTACAGATAAAGGTATGGAAATTTTTGAAAACGATTGGAAAGGAGTTTTGAAATGACTTTTACAGTATATTCTAGAGACGGTTGTCCTTATTGTGATAAGGTTCAACAGGTATTACAACTTGCTGAAATTAAGCATGTGATATATAAACTTAACAGGGACTTCACCCGTAATGAATTCTATGATAAATTTGGAACAGGATCTACCTTTCCAAGAGTTATCAAAGATGATATGATAATTGGTGGATGCACCGAAACTGTTAAGTATCTTAGGGAACAAAATTTAGTCTAATGGAACAAAACCTCATCGACATTTATGATCTTATTGAACATGCGATTGATAATGCCTTTGAGGGGAAAATGAATTTAAAATTTTATGAATATCTAAGAGATAACAAAACTAAAAAACATGAAATAGATCATTTTATTGAAAGTTCCACAGCTGCTGAACTGAGTGAAATCACTATGGATCTTGATGAGTATCTTGTTGGTGGTTCTGATAATGTACATAAACAAATTCGTGAAGGTTATGGTCACATTCCCAAACCACAAGCAAGAAAAATAAAAACATATTTGTATAGTATCTTAGAAGATGCTTGGAGGTATAGTCGTGACAGACGACCTGGACGAAGAAAAAAACAATCTAAATAATCACGAAACCCACATTAATCGTGGGGTAGAGTTATTACTAAGAAATAGGAGGAGTAAACCAGATCCGCCAAAAACTTTTCAGATAAAGTTTGGAAATATGGTCTCCCTTTTTCGAAGAGAGATTGTCTTTCACCTAAACTTTTATCTGGACATTAGAAAGAAATAATCTCTGGAGTAAAAAAATGTTAGCAGTAGCACTTACAATTGGAACTCTTGTTTCAATTATGTTCTTTTTTGTAGGAGGTGTGGTAGGATGGTTAGCAAGAGAAAACACCTGGGTAAATCAACCAATTTATACGCATCCAGAGATGTTTGATGAAAACGGGAATGTATTACCCGACGAAATTTTAGCAGTACGATTTGAAAATGGCTATGACGAACTCGACGAGGAAGATGACAACTAAAAAAACAATGACTAGTAAACCTGCCACCAAGGGCAAGTTTACAGTCAAAGCAAAACCAGAAACTCTACCAACAAATCCTTTTGTTTATGAGGTTTTTGAACTTGTCAGTAAGCAAAGGAGTAAAGCAAAGAAAATTGAAATTCTTAAAAACTATGGACACATTTCTTTGAAGTGTATTTTCATTTGGAACTTTGATGAATCTGTGGTTAGTCTTCTTCCTGAAGGTGATGTTCCATATGGAGATGCAGATGATCAATCTATTTTCTCTGGATCTCTCTCTGATAATATCGCCAAAGAAGCAAAGGGAGGAGAATCTGCTACTGGACAAGACTTAGATGGCAGAGGGAAAACATCTCTCCGTCGTGAGTATCAAAATCTTTATCATTTTGTAAGGGGTGGTAATGATAGTCTAACATCTATTCGTAGAGAGACTATGTTTATTAACATGTTACGTGGACTTCATCCCAAAGAAGCAGAAGTTTTAATCCTTATTAAAGACAAACGTCTTACTGATAAGTATAAAATTACTTTAGAAATTGTAAAAGAAGCATATCCAGAAATTAATTGGGGAGGTCGCTCCTGATGACAAATCAAGTTGATGAATCACCCATCAAAACAGAGGAGAAAGATATGGCCAATTATGGGTCAGAGGAACCAAAAATCAATCCATCTGATTATGATTGCCAAATTCTCCTTGAAAAGACAACGCACCAGGTGGCAAATGATAAGTCTTTTCCTACGGATGCAAGGCTTATCTGGTACATTGTTGATGGTGTAGAGTGTATGGATCTCACTCGATGTAATAAAGTATCAAAGATGTTTGATATGTATTATGATCGATATGGAAAAGGATCAGTTCAAAGAATTGATTTTGGATATGGATCTATCAATCCAAAACTCTGGGGTGTTAAACCAAAAGAACAGAAGAAAAGAAAATGAAACCTAGTGACGAAGATCTTAAAAATGCGGTTGATATGTTAATCCGCCAAGAAATTCAAGAAAATATAAATGATTATGTTGATACAAAAGATACCACTAAAAAAAGTGGTCTTGGATTTGTTGAAGAAGATGAGTTGATGGTGAGTGTCTCTCAAAAAGAAATTGAAAAAATTATTAAACAGTACAAAAAACTCAAAAAAAGTGAGAAATCAAATCTATCTCACATTAAAAAGTTGAGAAAGGAATAAGTAAAATAAATATACCAGTAGGTAAATACATATGCTTTCTACCCAATACAGGTTGCGACTTGAAGCAATCTGTAAAAAAATTGTTAGTAATGAAGAAGTAAGTCTAGATGATATGATTTGGGCAAATAAATTGGCAAAATCTAATCAAAGTGCATCATCAATACTAAGGAAAGCACGTAGACAAGCAAGGAATCCTGACATGCAGGAAGGTGGTCTTGATGATTTTATGAACCAGATGGACCTTGGGGACCCTGATCCATCTAATCATTCCTCAGGGTTCGGTAGTCCAGACGACATTGTGGACTGGTTTTCTCATGAAAAAACAGACGATTGGAGGCAACGTGATTGATGATTATGTCACAGTCACAACATGGGATGAACAATTCCAATGTGTGCGTTATCATTATGTTCATAAATCATCTCCAAATCCAGTAAGAGAAGTAAAAAATTTATTCCCCTTCGAGGAAGTATACGAAAATGCAAGCAGTAATTTATAGTAACGGTAGTCAAGAGTGTGAAAGGGCTGGTATGCTCTTGAAAAGTATTCACGAAGATTTTCATGAATACTTTTTGAATGAAGATTTTACAGAGAAACAGTTTCATGCAGAGTTTGGTGAAGAGGCTGAGTACCCGCAGGTTGCTATTGGACTTAAGTATCGTGGAGACCTGAAGGAGACCTTGCATTATTTGAACAACCACAACTACAAGTGTTCGTGTTGATACGAAGACACTTGACTAAATAAGATATGAGGTCTATAATAAGACCTGACGTTCATCCCACTCTTGGGTGGGACGCAAGTAAGTCGCGGAACGGAGCCGTTCATCCCATGATTGATTT